CCAGTTTCATTTCGGGCATATGTTGGGCTTAGTAGCTTAACGGGTTGCGGGGTCTGGCAATACATTGGCGTTTATTGGCTGTTTTAGGTATGTTTTAGGGTGGTTGGGTATTGGTGTAGGGGGGTAATACCATTTTGAAAAAATAGGGGCTTTAATGGGCTTTATTTTGAATATTTTGGATTTAGGTCTAAATTAGGCTGTTTTATAGCCTATTTAAGTTAATTTTTCTAAGACAATTAAGTTAAATATATTAATTTAAATGCGATTATTAAATTAATTTTTGTAGCTACAAGTGGATATCTTTACAACTTTTGTAGTAAAATAAATTTTTTATTTACAACTTTTGTAGTATTTTTGTTAAATGGAAAAAAAGACACTAAGACAGATACTTTATACTAAAGAATCAAAAAGCGATTTTATTGTAAAAGATAAAGAAGTTACAAAGATTAAAGTTTCGGAGCAATCCGAAGATGAAAGATGCAATCGTATACTTTTATGGATTAAATCTCATAATAAGTTTAAATGGTCAACCATGTGTTTGGAAATAGGGTTAGATAAAGGCAATTTTCAAAAAATGCTAAAAAAAGACAAAATAAGTCTTGCCTTAGACTATATTACTAAAATAGAAACAGAACTTAAAAAATATGGATTCTAATAAATACCATTTAAGGTTAAATTACGAAAATCAGGTAATTAAATTATCTCTGATAGCAAACGAAAAGGTTAAAAACCTTAAATACCTATCCGACTACCAGCTTCTTTGCAGGTTGAATGAGCTTCTTATAAAGCTTAATTTAATACCATTCACAATAGAGGAGCTAGAAATGGACCTTGTATAAAAAAGCCCCCATTAAGAATAATAGGGGCCCTAACTAAATCAAACCAAAAAACACACATGAGAACTGTGTAAAATTATATTATTTTTTTGGTTTTTGATATATTTTTAGTTTAACACTAAATCTTTTTTGGTAAATTTTTCTTTTAATTTAATTACTAAGTCTAAATATATATCCCTAAACTGTTCGTTTGTATTAATTAAATCGTCAAATGACTTACATCCATACATGACAGTAGTGTGGTCGTACTTCCTTGTTTTGCTTGTGGCTATTGTTTGACCTATGGCTGCAAATCCATTACCCATTATTCTAGCTAACTTAAAGTATATAAATCTATAATTAACAATTTCACGATTACGGCTTCCGTTTGCAAGTCTAGCAATATCATTACCGAATTTTTCATTACCGAATTTTTCTTTCATTACACCATCTACAAACTCCCTTAACATTAAAATTGGAATTTTAGGTATATCAGAACTTTCATCTATCATTGTTAATACTTGTGGCTCATAACCAATTTTTTCCTTAAATTCTTTTTTAAATTTTTCAATAATTTTTGCCTCCAATCTTCTTTTGTAAAGCAATGTTTCTGTTTCAACTTCTGGTCTTTCTAAATAATCATTTAACTCTACTCTCATTTTTCAAATTTTTCTATTGTTTTTAAATATTTCGTATACTACTCGTGCAGCTAAAACGGCTTAAAATCTAGTTTCCACTTCCTATGAAATTGATGTATCTCTACAAAGAAAATTGCAAAGCATATTGCTGCTATAATTATCATAAATTACTATTAACTAATTCAATAAATTGTTTGTATTCTAACAAGGTAATAACAGTTACACCACCTAAATAAATTTCTGTATATTCGTTATCATTATTGTATGTCGGGTGTGCAGCATCAAAATTTACAAGATATAATGGTCTTACTTCTAGTAATCTCCAATCAAATTCAATTCCCATATCTCTGTTATTTCTTGTTTCAGAGTTATGGTATAAAATATTTATTTCTATTCCTTTCATTTGCGTAATTGTTTTTTAAGTTCTCGTTTAGTTAGTTTTAATAATCCACCAATGCTTGAAAATAAACTTCCATGCTTCATTTTTCAAATTTTTTCTTTACTAAATTTAATTTGTGTCTGTATTCTATTATTAAAGATTTTAATTCATCTCTTGTTGGTTTTGAAATCTGCCTAGCCTCCTCTTGCAAGTACTCTACAATACCCGGTTCTTCTTCTTCTAATTTACTCCTATAAACATCAATGTTTCCTGATAGAAAACAATTATCGTATTCTGATTGTGGCCGGCAATTTTGAGGAAGCCATCTTGTTGCGTAATTTTTCCTGCTTATAAAATGTCCACATTGAGCATCTTGCCATCTCATTAACTTTCCAGATGTATAACAAGCAACCATACCATCTTTGTTTGCGTATTTGCATCTTATATATTGGCTAAATACTGAATCTAAATCTTCAACTAAATGCGAAACACTTTCATCGTGCTGTTGTTCTTCGTATTTCTCAACTCTTTTAGATGTGCTTTTTACTGTTGCGCATTGCTTACACATTTTTTTAGAAAAATGATAATCTAAAACACCGCAGGATATACAAATCTTTTTTTTATTAATTATTGTACTTCTCATTTTTTAAATAATTGTATAATTGGTATTAAAAATCCTTTTGACGTATCGTTATCTCCGCCTTTTTTTAAATACATTCCATCTGTGTAATATTTTCTAAGTTTAGCTTTTAATATTTCAACTTCAAATATAATAGCAAACCCAACCTCATCTATTTTATAAACCCAATAATCAGCATCAGTAGTTGCTATACCTGATGGCTTCCCCCTTGATTCATACTCTATAAAAACATTACCAGTTTTATGTGTCATTCGGTCTGTTTTTACTTCAACTTTTTTACCCTTTGCAAATATTTCATTTACCCAATCCTCACCTGATTCACCAAAATTTAAATCATGAGTAAAACTTGAAGAATACTTCATTTAATCAATTTTTGTTACTTTCCCGTTTATATATCTATATTTACCAATAAATACACCATTCCTATAAACTTCTATTACAAAATCAAGAAGTTCTGCTAGCTTGTAGATATTATCTCTATTTTCAGTCATAAAGCAAAAGTAATATAATTAAATTAATAAACAAATATTTTTTCATAAAAAATTTATTTATCTACATTTTTGTAATTATGAAAATTTATTACTTACTTTGCATAAATAACTATAAACATGGAACCAAGAAAAAATCTTACAGAGTTATTAAAAATAGCTTTAGATGGCAGGACTAATAGGTGGCTTGCCAATAAAACGGGTATTCAGGAGTCTGAAATATCAAGGATTGTGTCTGGTAGACTAATCCCAACAGAGAAGCAGTTAGAGAAAATAAGAGCTGCATTTCCGTACCAAGTTAATTTCTAATACCTATAAAATATTGCAATGGCAAAGGATGCTTATTATTTTTCACATGATAGTAACTCTCAGGATGACCCTAAGTGTATGATACTTATTGACCAATTAGGGATGGAGGGTTATGGTATATTTTGGGCTTTAATTGAAAAATTAAGGAATGAAACTGACTATAGATTACCAATAGCTTTAACTGGAAGTTACGCTAAAAGATGGGGCACTTCCAAAGAAAAAGTAGAAACAGTTATAAAAAACTACGAATTATTTACCGTAGATGATACACATTTTTTTTCCGAAAGATTATGTCGTTCCATGCAGAAAAAAACAGAATCTGCACGTAATGCGGCTAATTTAAGATGGTCTAATAGTATTGATAATCAATTAGTTAATGCAAAAGCAATGCAAACGCATAGCAAAAGCAATGCAAATGATATGCGAAATGATGCTACTAAAGGAAAGGAAAGGAAAGGAAAAGAAAGTAAAGAAAAGGAAAGTAAAGAAAAGGAAATATTATACCGAGATAACATCAGTTTGTTAGAAAATGAAAATCAAAAGTTAATATCAGAGTATGGACAAGATTTTATAGATGCTTGTTATGATTTATTATCTTCTTACAAAATTGAAAAATCTTATAAAACCAAGTCTGATTATTTAACCATAAAAAGATGGGTTATTGATGCGGTTACCGAAAAGGGTAAAGTAAAACCAAAAATAATTAAATTAAATACTGAAAATAAATTAAACGCTGAATTAGAGGAGTACAAAAAAAGACAATCTGAATTAGGCCAATCTTTATAAAATAAAACAATGCAAGTAACAATATTCGAAAATATATTTTCAAAGAATCCATTTTACATTTCCGTAAATGATGCTTTATCTAGAATATCTTCAGGTAAAAGCATGGCTTTGGTTAATGATATTCGTGCAACATTGGATAAAAGTAAATCTCAAAAATTAAAATCCAATTTGCCTAGCGTATGTTTTAGTGGAAAATTTGGAGCAGACAGAAAAGATGAACAAATTATTGAGCATAGTGGTTTTATTGTTCTTGATTTTGATGATGTTTTTAATTTAAGAGAAAAGCAAACGGATATAATTTCAAAACCATTTGTTTACGCTTGTTGGGTAAGCCCATCTGGTAATGGATTAAAAGCGCTAGTAAAGATAGCTGATGGGAAAAAACACAGGGAGCATTTTCAATCACTTCAAGAAGTTTTTCCTGAAATAGATAAAAGTGGAATTAATCCAAGTCGTGTTTGCTACGAAAGTTACGATAAAGAAATTTACATTAATGAAAATGCGGAAGTTTTTACTAAAATAAAATCAGTAGAAAAGAAAATAGTAAAGCAAGAGTCTAACGGAACAGATTCTGAAAATTTTATTAAGATATTAAAATGGTTAACAAATAGAAACGATGCTTTTGTTAGTGGTGAAAGAAATATTTACATTTTTAAATTAGCTTCTGCTTGTTGTCGTTTTGGTATTGAAGAAGATTCTGCAATTAATTTGATTTCATCAGAGTATACAGTTAGTAATGATTTTACTATGAGTGAAATGAGGAACGCAATTAAGAGCGCTTATAGAGCTAGTCGTTCTAATTTCAATACAGCTACTTTACAAAAAGAAGTTTTAATAGATAATGTAACTAGAAGTGAAATAAATGTAAAAAAAGATTTTCAGGAACATCAAGATGAGAATTATAGAGTTGAGGATGTTGTTTACGGTATTGATGTAAAAGAGAGGGCTTTACAGATTAATGAAAAAGGTTTTGAAAAGGTTATTGGTATAGGTGTACCTGAAATAGATTTTCATTTTAAACCAAAAAGAGGAGAGATTACATTACTTACTGGTATTGGTAACTACGGAAAGAGCGCATTTAAAAAATGGTATATACTAACTAGGATTTTATTGTTTGGAGAAAAGATTGCTACGTTTTCACCAGAAGATACTCCTGCCGAAGAATATTTTCATGATTATGTTGAAATGATTTTAGGATGCGAGTGCACTCCATATAATCCAAACAGGCCACCAAATAAAGTTTATGAAGCAGCTTATGATTTTGTATCAAAACATATATTCTACATAAGCGCTGAAATGCTATCGCCAACTCCTCAATATGTAAAAGAAAAATTTTTAGAGTTAATTATACAAGAGAAAGTTGACTTTTGCTGTATTGACCCATTTAATCAGCTTACAAATGATTACAAAGGATTTGGCGGTAGAACCGATAAGTATTTAGAAACATTTTTAGCGGATTGTGCAAGGTTTGCTCAAAAGAATGATGTTTATTTTTGGATTATTGCGCATCCTAAATCAATGTTAAAAGATAAATCAGGAAACTATGAGTGCCCAGATGTTTTTGATATTGCAGATGGTGCAATGTGGAATAATAAGATGAATAATATTATGGTTTATCATAGACCGTTTGCTCAAATAGATACTAATAATCCATTAGCAGAAGTTCACTTTAAAAAGATAAAAAAGAAAAGTGTAGGCAAAAGAGGATTTATGACAATTGAGTATATATGGAATACTAGAAGATTTTTTGTTCAAGGTAGAGATATTATTCAGGATATTTTGAATAAAAGAAAATATGATTTTTGGAATAGCTGGAAAGGTAAACAAGCAACATTAGATTTATCATCTAATTGGGATAATCAAGGTGTTGTAGATGATGTTAGTCAAATAGATTTTTAATAATAAAAAACAAAAAACAATGTTAAAGTTACAGTTAATCGGAAATTTAGGACAAGATGCAGTAGTCAACAATGTTGGCGGTAAAAATGTAATTAATTTTTCAGTTGCGCACACGGAGAAATATAAAAACTCCGAAAACAATGAAGTTTCAAAAACAACTTGGGTAAGCTGCGCTTATTGGTCTGAAAAAGTCAATTTAGCAAATTATTTAAAGAAAGGAACGCAAGTTTACTTAGAAGGTAAGCCAGAAGCCAAAACATACTCTAACAGCGCAAAAGAGGTTGTGCCTCAATTATCGGTTAGGGTTTCTGGGTTACAGCTACTTTCGGGTTCTAAATCTGAAAAAGAAGAAGAAGTTCCATTTTAAATTAAATATTAATTAAATTAAAATTTTTAGTAGTTTTGTAAAAATGATTAATTTTATTAAAAATTAATTTTATGGCAAAAGCTACAGGAAATTCAACAAAACTAAGCTTCGGGAAAAGAAAGGGCGGAAAAGCACAAAAAACACGAGGACCAAAACAAAAAGCCGTTTCTCAGTACCGAGGTCAAGGAAAATAACTAAATCAAACCAAATACACATGAACAAGAAATGCGCTTTAATTAAATCGTTATTGAAGGGTGACATCATCAACGTAAGTAATTCTATTAAACTTACCGGATATAGTAATCCTGCTAGGGAAATACCAAGAGAAGTTGAAAAACCATTTGGTTGCGTTATTAGTAGGGTTAAGATGGAGGGTAGGGACCAATTTGGTAATTACGTTATGTGGTACGACTATCGTTTTAATCCTAGAATAGATGCTAACAAGCGTGCTACTAAGAAAATGAAAGAATATTTAGAAAAAGAAACAGGTAGATAAATGGCTTTTAAATCAGGTAAAAATAACCCAAGGCAGTATATAGGCAAAGCGGAGTTTATTGGTGAAATAGAAAAAGAGCTGACACATTTGGTTTATGATTGCTCCTTGGATTTAGAAGAAAGAAAGAAAAAGGTTATCACATTAGATTCAGCAGCAGAAGTGGCAGCTTTACTAGGTGTTAAGATTGATTCTGTATTTAAAAACCGAAAAGTTGGCAAAAGAATCAAGGCTATAAATGGAAAGTATTATGCAGTAAGGGTTTTAAACAATAAATAATGAATGATATAAACAAAAAATATTACCAAATGGGTTTTTATGCTGGCAAAGAGTATCAAAAAACCGAATTTAATATTTTGTCATTTTTTTTAGGCACAGCTATTTCTGCGACTATTAGCTGGATTGTTTTATATTTATATTTTGTGATATGATACATGAATTTTCAACCCCTATAAAGGTTCATACTCCACATGGCTTGGGAGAGTGTATCTTATTGATTGACTATGGGTTAAATGTAAACTCTGTTTGGTTAGTTAGGTTAAAGGGAGGTGTTGTTAAGCATTATTATTCAGAAGATATAAGGGTTTATGGGAACGCTATGAATGGCATGGGAACCGATGTAGATATACCTCACAATTGGAAATAAATTAGTAATTTTACAAAAATTAAATTAAATGAAACAAAAATTCACACCATTAGGTAAAAGGGTTCTAGTTAAGCTGGATGCTCCAAAAGACAAGACAGATAGCGGCCTATATTTGCCTGAAACAGCTCAAAAAGACTTTATCACAGGGGTTGTAGAAATGGCCGGTAAAGAGGCTGAAAATGTATCAAAAGGAGATAAAATCATGTTTGCTAGTAGCGTGGGGGTTGACATTGAAGTCAATGGGCAGCAGTTTAGACTTATTCCTGATGAGCTTTATATTGACGCAATAATCTAATGATTTAACCAATTAATAAAAATGCCTTCAAAATTTTGGGGGCATTTTATTTTTATATCCTATAAAAAACTTAATTTTATACCATCTATGAGCGCACAACCGATAAACCATATTTTTCTTAATTTAGACAAGCCTATTCAAGATACAATCAAAATAGGTGATTTAGAGTTATACCTAGACGGTTCTTTTCGTCCAGAATGGAACGCAACAGTTGTTGGTGAAATAGCTGCATTACCGGAAAATCCAAAAGGCGAATATTCGGAAACTGTTTCTAAATTAAAAGTTGGAGATAAAGTTTTATTTGATTATTCAGTGGTTGCTGAAAGAAAATTTGAATCAGATGGAGCTTATTTTACAGAGGTAACAAAAGATAGCCCCTATTATCAAAAATTTATTAATGGTAAAGGTGAGAAAATATTTATTGTAGCGATGCCGGGTAAAATTACTCATACTTGGTCTGGGACTTTTAGTGATAATCGTGGAAATTTTGTTCATGGATGCCAAGGTTCTGAAAGCGAATTAAGCAGGTGGAAATCTCAATTTAGTTTTGGGGAAACACAGCAGTTCTTTTTTACAAATCTTTTAGACACGGGAAACGGAGATGTATGGAAAGCTTCGTATAGAGATATTTATGCAAAGTTTGATGGTGAAGAATTAAAAACAGTTGGTGATAGAATTATTCTTGAACCAATAGATTTAGATATTCCAAAAGAAGTATTAACCCAAATGGGAATAGAGTTGCCACAAAGTACATTTAAAGCTAGGCTAGGGGACAGAGCAAAAGTAATTTCAGCTCCCGAAAATTCTGGTTTAAAAGAAGGCGATGTTGTTGGTTTTGAGGAAAAGTATTTGGAGAAATACGAATACAACGGTAAAAATTATTATTTAATAAAATCCCGCAGAGCGCTGGGAATTTGGGAGGAAGAAGATGGCTTATAATATAAACGACATATACAATCAAATGATATTCATTGTTCGTAAGGAACGTGGAGTTTTTGTGACTATACCAGAAGCTATGCAAACGCTAGATAATGCACAATTAGAAGCGGTTGAAGAATGGTTTTCAACTTATGGTACAACACAAATAATTCATGATGCAATTAGGAAGCTAAGAGTTCAAAAGAGCTTTACTTCTGATGCAACAGGATTAGTAACTTTTGATGCTGACTATCTTCACCTTATTGGAGGTGCTTACACTGTAAGTGGCAGTACAATTAATAACGTAAGATTTTTAAATGAAGATGAATTGGCGTTAGCGCTAAAAAGTCAGTTAAGAACAGTTTCAACTAGTAATCCTATAGCTATAGACGCATCAGTTGGTTTTAGATTGTATCCTGCTGCTACACAATCTGGATTTTATAATTATTTAAGAAGGCCGGCAACTCCGGTATTAGGTTATACTCAAAGCGGAAGAAATATCACATACGACCCGTTGACAAGTACTCAATTGGAGTTTACGGATGTTTATATTAACAATATTATATCAAGAGCGTTGAAGTTTTGGGGTATTAACATGGCTGAACAAGATATTCAGCAATTCGCTCAAATTCAAACTCAAGAAACTAAATAAAAATGGCAGGCACTACTAAATACTTAATGGCGGAACAAGTCTTAATGAGGCTTGCTGGTGGTTATAGAGATAACAACCAACCCGTTCAAATGGAAGATGTTGTAAAAGCAATTGAGCAAGTTGTTAATTCAACTTTTCAAATGCAATACTATTCTGCAACATTACCTACTGGTGAAACGATACCAGATAATTTAATGGTTGCGTTTTACGAAAATATACCTGTTTCTAGTTATGGAGATAAAGCTAAGGCCACATTGCCTGTAATGCCAATATCACTTCCAAGAAATATGGGTGTGTATAGGGTTACTGATGATAATGATAATGATTACATACCTGTTCCATTAGGTCAAGGGGCTTTAATTAAAGCGGATAAGTTATTAAATGATTTATTAGGAAATGTTTGGTATGAATTAAGAAACTTTACTGTTGTTTTTTCTAAAGATATTACTCTTTTAGGAGTAACCTCAGTAAATATGTATTTAGTAGTAATGGATATTTCTCTTTACTCAAATACAGACCCATTACCAATTCCTGCGGGGGCCGAAGATGAAATTATAGAAAAAGTATATGCTAAATTCGCAATAGTTACACCAGAAACAGGAATAGTAGATAATTATAGCGCAGCAACAAATAAAATTAATTAACAATGACTACCGCATCACTAGATTATATAGTAAAAAATTTCCTACTTAAAAAAGGATATCCATTGCATTGGTATATGCAGTCTTTGGTTTACGCAGCAGATTGTTTACGTGATATTACGTTTGATGATTTGCGTGTTATTAATACAAAAATATTGCCAGTAGACCAAACAATTAATGCGGCAGAATTACCGAGCGATTATCAGGATTATGTAACAGTAGGTGTTATGGTTGGACAAAGAATTAGGCCTTTGACTCCTACAAATACATTAAATCCATTAATTAATCTTAATGAAAATTCCAATTTTGCAGAACAACCTTGGAATGAAAATGTAACTTCTTCGGATTCAAATTCTGCTCAATTATATTATGGCGCTTTGCCTTACGCTCAATGGTTTACTGTAAGATATAATGATTATGGTGAAAATATTGGTAGAAGTTTTGGTTTTGGCGCAGGTCATCAAGAAGATACCTTTCAAATTTTTAAAGAAAGAAATCAAATTCAATTAGACCAATCTTATTCTGTTGAAAATATTGTTCTTCAATATGTATCTGATGGACAAGAGGCTGATGCAGCTACTCAAATAGACCCATACGCTATAAAAACAATACAGGCTTATATTGGATGGCAAACAAGAGAGAATAACAGAAATTATAATATGGGCGAAAGACAAATGGCTCAAAACGAATATGTGCGTGAAAGAAAAATCCTAAGAGCTAGAAAAGCTGATTGGAGCGTTGAGAAAATTAAAAGAATTGTTCAAAAGAATAGTCAAGCATCTCCTAAATACTAATTAGATGATTAGAAGTAAAAAGATATTTACGGCCGGAGCGAATCAGGATGATTCGTTGCATTTACTAGAAGATGCGCAATATTTAAGATTGATGAACGGTCGTGTTGGGGTAACTCAATATGGTCGCAATGCTAGGGTTGAAAATGTTCCGGGAACTACATTAATTTCACAAGCTGTATATCCTCCATACGGAACTAATATTTGTATTGGTAGTTGTATAGATACTGAGGGGCAAAGAATGTTATGGTTTATATGTAACACATTTGGTGACCACGGTATTTATTGTTTTGATTTTGCGGCCAATCAGGTTTACGCTGTTATATACGATAGTCAAGTTCAAGAAGGTCTTAATTTTAATAAAAATTACAGAATTGACAAAAACTGTAGAGTTATTAATGGTATTCTATATTGGTCTGATAATTACAACGAACCAAAGAAAATAAATATAGACAAGGGTATAAAAACAAATCATGCAGGATATCAAACAGATGAAACACCTTATGACTTATATCCTAACGGAATACCTTACACTACATTAACTATAATTCGCAGACCTCCATTTTATTCATTACAAGTAGCTAAATCAAATGATGCTACTTATAATAATAATTTTATCGAAAGGTCCGCTTTTCAGATGTGTTATTACTATGAGTTTGTGGATGATGAAAAATCTAGACTCTCTGCTTTTAGTGACTTGTTAAATTTTAATTCTCCTGATAGTAGCGCTAATTATATAGCCGCAGAATTACCATATTCTGAATATATTGAAGATGAAATTCAAAGGATTAATATATGCGCTAAAGATGTTTTAAATAATGTGATATTTATTGTTAAAACATTTGATAAAGCAAATGCAAACGATTTAGCTGCGATAAATGCGCACAATGCTGGAACTGCACAATTAGCATTTGATTTTTATAATAACATAGCAGGTGCTAACTTAGATTCAAGTCAATCTAATATACCTTTTGATTCTGTTCCTATTTTAACTAAAACATTAGAAACAGCAACAAGCAGGTTGTTTATGGGTAATAACCTATCTGGTTATGATACTCCGGTAGAAACAAGTTTGACTATTCCAACCTCTACTACTACGGCTCCGGCAAGTAATACTTTTACTTCAGAGGTAACAAGTTACTATATACCTATCAAAAGAACCACATTCCCATTTGATACGACCGTAGAGGAAGTTAACTTTATGTATACTTCTTCTTACTTTAATAAAGTTCTTTATTATAATACATATAGAAATACACCTCCGGCACTTATACCCACTCCTTTAAATTTAGCTGATGTAACAATTGAAGATTATAATTTAACATTCTTCTTAAATAATTTTACATCTACATATAGCCCAAATACAAGTGGGTATGATTGGGATTATGCTAATTTATCTACAGCTTATACTTTACCAAGAGGTTATTATATTCTTATAAATAATAATACTGGACAGTTTATTAGTCAAAATATATACAAAACGGGTGCTTCTTATAATATATCTATAGGTTTTTATGATAGATTTAGAAGAAAGTGCGGTGTTGTTAGCGACTTTACTAATTATAATATACCTGAATACTCTTTTGGTCAATCATCATTTGTTAGTTATTTAAACTGGGCTTTAAGTAATTCAAACGCTATTAATGAAATACCAGATTGGGCTCATTATTATCAAATACTAAGTACCAAGAATTTAAATAGTACATCATTTTTACAAGTAAAAATAGCAGGAGCACAGTACGCTACTCGTTCAACAAGTACCACAGACTTGACCTACGGAAATGCTTATTCTAGTGGCATATATGCTGTTGGTTTAAATATATCCCCATTAAACTCAATAGGTATTGGTTATAATTATCAAGAAGGTGACATGGTTAAGGTTTATATATCATCAACACCAACTATTAATTTAAGAATAATAGGACAAGATGGTGATTATATACTTGTTGATGGCTATGATTTTGGTACACTTAACGCAACAACTTCAAATTTCTTTATCGAGATATATACTCCTAAAAAAACATTTGTAAATGAACCTTTCTTTGAAGTTTCTGATTGTTATGCAATAACTAATCCGGGAACTGTATCAAGAGAGTATAGTACACTTGCTGGTCAATTAAGTGGAGATGTTTATACATTAGAAAGAACAGACACTTCATCTGCCTTGTATTATACTCAAAATATGTCACCAAACGATAGTATGTGGCAATATTGGAATACAAACACAGGATGGCCAAACTTTATAACTACACTTGGGCAGACTAGAAATGAGCACGAAATAAGATATTCAAATGTATATACTGCCGGAACTGCAAATAATGGATTAAGCACATTTGAGGCTCTAAACTTCAAAAATGTTCCATTGGGAACCGGTTCTATACAGAAATTACAACTTGCTTCAAAAACTGCAGAACAGGGTGTTATTATGTTGGCCGTATGCGCTTTCCAAACAGCATCTTGCTATTTGGGTGAGGTTCAATTAGTTGGCTCATCTCAAAATGCTTTTTTAGCTCAGGACCCTTCTGTAATTGGTACAATAAACGTATTAAAAGGTATGTTTGGTACTACATCACCAGAAACCGTTGTTGAATATTTAGGCAATGTTTTTTGGTATGACTTGAATAATGGTCAAGTTGTTCAATATAGTTCAAATGGATTATTCCCTATTAGTAGCTTTAAAATGGAGCGTTTATTTAAAAATTACGCAAAAGGATATTTAGCAGCTAATAACAATAACCTAGATAATATTAATGGATTTCACCATTTACCTACATTTGTTGACCCATTCCATAAGGAGTTTGGTATTTCCCTCGTTGGTTTAACATACGAAAACTATGCATATACATTGCCTAGTTACGCTACCGTCCCCTCTTATGCAAGTTCTATTATCAATAGATTTGACATATCAGATAATCTAGCAAAAACAGTAGTATTTAGCCTACCTGAAAACAAATGGGTAAGTGACTATCAATTTATGGGTGAGCAATATGACTATTTTGACAATAGGTTTTTTGGTTTCAAAAATGGTGCTCCTTATGAGTTTAACACAAATACTTCCACGTGGAACACTTGGTTTGGTACTCAATACCCAGTTAGGGTTTGTTGGGTAGTAAATAAGCCATTAAGCGGATTAAAAGATATGTCTGAGATAGTTATGGAAAGTAGCGTAGCGCCTGATTTTACGGTAGTTTACACTACATTGCCTAATACCCAAATCACAGACTTGATAAATACTGATTATATCAATCAAGAGGGCATTTTGTATGCTAGATTGTTTAGGGATAGATTATCTCCAAATGCATCAGGTTCGGTTGACCAAAAGCTATTAAATGGGGATATAGTTATTTCACAAATACCTCAAATAATGGCTGAATTTCAACAGTATTCATCAATAATTTATATTAATTTTGTAGACGTAGGGTTTAACTTATCAAGGGGTCAAAATTTTATTTTGGCTGAATAGTTAAATTTGAAAAATAAATAGTAATTTTAAACATCTAAATTAGATATATATGGACCCGTTCATGATAGGAGGTGCTGTAACAAGTGGCCTTGGCGCATTAGGTAAAATATTTGCAGGAGCAAAGCAAAATAAGCTTGCTAATCAAATCAATCCTTTCTTTCAGCAGTATCAAAAAAATCCATTAGCGCAGGAAAATTTAGCTGTAAATAAAAATATGTTCTATGGTCGTATGCCGGGAGCACAAAAAGCTGAATCTAATATCATGCAATTGCAGTCTAATCTATTTTCAAACGCACAAAGAGGGGCAACTGATGCTTCTCAGTTGATAGCTGTTGGTTCAGGATTGCAGGGTGGAACTAATGAAGCGTTTTCTAATTTAGCTGCTGCTGAGGGTCAAAGCAAAGCAGGTTTACTTACTAATTTAGGTCAAGCATATAGAGGGGCAATTTCAGAAGCAGATAAGGCTTATGAAAGTATGGCTCAAAAATTTCAAATGGATAATCAAGCTAAGGCTGCTCTTAGACAATCTGGTATGCAGAATATATTTGGCGGTATTGGAGATATTGGAGCGGGTGCTATGCAATTTGGTATGCTTAAAAATCCAACGAAATACGGAAATTTTTTATCTAAAACTGGTAACTCGTCTTTAGGATAAAAACTAAATCAAAAGGATAAATCATGGCAGACGGATATAACAACGCAGATTACGCATTTACTTTACCAAACTATTTCCCAGCTCCGGGTCAAGTTTTGCAATCAGCTATTGCTAGACAAGATAAGCAAGCTGAAATTGATTATGAAAATCAAATGAGAGCAATGCTGGCCGCTCAAAAGAAAGCGGAAGAAGATAGAATGAGGAATCTTGGCGTATTATCAAAAGAAACTGAATTTGGTACTCAATATGCTACCCCTGATTTGCAGGTTAATTCTATAACTCAGAAAAACTTACAAAGAATAAAAAACAAAGGTTATGAATTAATCGGCCAAAGTCCAGAAAGTTTTAATAATTGGTTAAATTCAGAAGTTTCTAAAGTTGCTCAATGGAACAACATGGCAAAAACAGATGCCAATAATATAAAAGAAAGAACAAAGGAAATAAATTCAACATATAAAAATATTGATATAAATAAAGCTAATTCTTTAGTATCAAAAAGTTTTTTAGAAAATTATACGCAAGTAAACCCTGCAACGGGTGAATTGGAAATAAAAGAAATTTCTTCAGTTGTTCCAAATAAAAATTATTTTGAGCAATTTGATAATCCAAAAAATTTGGCTTCAATAGTTACAGATGTAAGTCCTTTTCGTGATTTATGGGGAAAGGTCCCTACCGAAAGAGCTGGGGATAAGAACTATACTAATAAAAAAGGTGAAGTAAAAGGTTTCAAATGGAGTGCTGTTGTTACTCCGTTTACAACTGTAGAAGAAGATGAAAAAGGCATGCCCGTAGTATCTGTTACAGCTATGGAGGTTCCGTATAAAAACCCGACAACAGGTAAGATAGAGTCAATGAAAGTAGCTGATGATAAATTAATGAGTTATGTTTTAGCTAATCCCGCTGAAAAGATAGCCGCATATAAAGCATGGGAAGATGAGAAAGCTAGAACAAAAGCTGATTATAAAGACCCTGCTGTAGAAGATACTATGTTTAGGAATTTTATCTATAAGCAAGCACAAGAAAATTTACCACATGAAGTAGTTACAGAAGAAGTTTCTAAAACACCTGTGATAAATGTTGGAACTGGTGGGCCTACATCTAAAACCGTTGATTATGATTATATAACAAATATTCAAAAATCAATAAAAAATAATGATTCTGATTCATTGAAATCTCTTGCTGATTATCTTGCAGGATTAAGAGGCGGAAAATTTATTTATGAATCATCAAAGCCATACAAAAGACCAGACGGAACAATAACAGGTGTTGAATTTAGTTTAACGGATGAGTATGGTGAGCCTATTACTAGAATAGTAAAATCAGATGATACAAATTTAAAAGCTAAACTCGTGGGTTTATATCAAGATATTACCGGAGCTTCATCAAAAGCTGAAAAGGGTTTAGTTTCAGGTAAGCCAAAAACCGTTACCTATAAGGTGGGTGATAAATCTTTTACTAGATTACAATTAAATAAAATGGGTTATACTGATGCCCAAATCGAACAAGCTATAAAATTAGGTACTATTAAAAAATAACAATGGCAGAAGAATTTGTAGACATAGAGCAAAATGGTGACCCATTAGGTATTCTTTCTAAAAAAACAGTTTCTCCTAAAGTTCAAGAAGCTGCTCCTGTAGATAGTGACCCATTGGGTATTTTAAAAAAAAAATCTACTCCTGTAGTATCTTCGGGTACACCATCACAATTACCAAGTCAGCCTGATTTTTTAAAGCAAGGGGCTTCATTAGCTGATAATAGTTTCTTAAAAGAGATTAGTAAGTCTATACCAAAAGGACCTGCTCAACCTGCTGCTCCTGAAGGAAAATGGTCAAATATTGTTCAGAATGTATTTGCTAATTTTGAAAAAGCAGGAACAGATTTAGCCGCAAATGCCCTTACATTAGTTAAAGACTTATCTAAAAATCCTTATATTCCTGATGTATCTTCTGCTATGAAAGAAGTAGAAAAAAGTACAGGAAAGTCAGTCCCTACTCCGTGGGAGCTGGACCCTCTTGGTGGCGTAATCAGAGGACTGCACGGTAATCAAGAAAGGATGCAGCAAGTTATTGCTAACAATCCTTTGCCTAATACATTTTGGGGTAAAGCCGTATCATCTGTTGCTAGTTTTGCTCCGGATATTGCAGCTACCGCATTATTGCCAGAAGCAAAATTATCGCAAGGAGCAAGTTTTTTAGCTAAAACCGGTAACTTATTATTTAATAATTTTACCAAATACATGATAGCTAAGGAAGGTTTAGCTGGATATGGTGAAGCTAGAAAGGAAGGTAAGGATATTGGTGAAGCTGCATTAGGAGGTGTTAAAGGTGCTGGTAAAGGAGCTGTGACCGGTATTGAACTAGCGCTTTTAGGAGCTGGAAGTAATTTAGCTACAAAATCAATAATGACTCAGGCTGAAAGAATAGGATTAACCGGAGCAAAAGGTATGGCAGCTAAAGAACTCGTTAATTTGGGTACAGATGTTCTTGCTTATGGTGTAGTTAGTCCATTTGCTCACGCAACATTAGAGGGAAGGCCTTTAACTGGTGAGGAAATAGCTAATGGAACCGGTGTTGCAGCTTTATTTAGATTAAAAGGTGGATTAGAAAATATTAAATCTAATGCAGAATTAAATAAGGCAATAAAAGAAACCTTAGCAATGAAGCAGGGTGTTGCTATTTCAAACTTTGTAGATGCGACTCCAGAAAGTATTGTTGAAGTTTATAACTCAAAAGGAAGTGCAGATGAGCTTAATTTAAGAGCGTTAGAAGCTGCTAAAAAAGCAAAAGAAACAACTGATTTACAAAAGAAAGCTCAATATACTGCGGAGGCTGGTGTTCTTGGTAGAGCTGCTGGAGTTAAGCAGGTTGCCGACATGGTTATTAATAACAGAGATGGATTTGCTGAATTGAAGGCAAGTGACTTACCTGAGAGTGCTAAAAACGAATTTTTACAAAAAGCTGAGGAAATAAATAAACTTCTAAATCCATTTGAAAAAGCAAAGACAGATTTAGATAATAAAATAAAAGAATCAGAGGGTTTATTCTCTCAATTATCTCAACAAGCAGAACAATCTCAAGACCCAAATGAAAGAGCTCAACTTGAATCTCAGGCAAGAGAAGCAAAAGATAGTGCAGAAAAATTTAGAAATGAATTAGCAGAAGTTAAGTTTAATCAAAATAGACCAGATGCTAATGCAGGTAAAGAACCTGTAATGGAAGGAGAGGTTACTCCTACGGAAGTTAAGATAACAGAAGAAGTTGAACCAATAAGACAATTGGGAACGGGAGCTAATGTTTATTTTGAAAATAATAAATATAGGGTTAACGATAGTTCTAAAGGTAAAGTTCTATTAAACATAGAAGGTAAAGAAGAAGGCGGTATGGCTATTGCTAATATTGAATTTGACAGTCCAAAAGAAGCCGTAGAAGTAGCTAAGGAATTATCTAAAATATATCCCAACGGGGTTCCTGATGCTGTATTAATTGATAAGGTTGTAGATAATATTAGAAATAGAATTAAAGAAAGTATAACAGAAGAAGTTAAACCAACCGAAGTAAAGTCTATAGAGCAACTAAGAGCAGAAGAACAAGCCGAACTTGATTCTAAAATACCAAATGCAGAACAATACAGAGTAGAAGGTAAGGTAGAAAGAGAAAAGTTAACTAATGAAGAAGATATAAAAGCTTTTGATGAAGTTTATAATAAATATGATAAGTTAATATCTCCTTTATTAAAAAAACCAGCGGAACAAAAAATAACAGTTGAATTATTATCATCTCAAGAGCCTCCTCAAAAAGAAGGTGAAACCATAGTTACTTTAAGTGGTAAAACAGAGGCAGAAAGATTATCTTCTATTGAGCAAAGACAAAAAGATACTAAGGTTTCAGATAAAGTAGTGTCAGATAATGAAATAGTTCAAGCTGCTGAGTCTTATTTTAAGAAAAGCGGAAACTATAAAAATAGTGCAGATGGGAGAGCTGAATTAAATAATTTAAGAATTAAGGCTAGGGAAAATGGATTAACAATAGATACCGAAAGAGATGCTGTTACAAAGTTAAATAAAGCAGGCAGACCTAGAAAGGTTCTTTACAATAATAAGGCTGATGGCGAAGCTGTTGTTGAGCCAAATGCTAAAACTTTAAGAGATAGGGATATAAATACTCAAAAAGTATATGAAGAACTTACGGATTCTGGAGTATTTTTAGATGTTGAATCTGGGTCTGGAAAAAGAATGAGTGCTTCTCAAATAGAGGCAGCTATTAAAGATATTAATGAAGGTATACCAAGCAAGCGTGCTAATAAGTATTTAGATGCTTTAGAAAAAGGTATTGCAGAAGATGCCTTTCCTTTATACGATAAAGGTATGGGAGGATTTGCTCCTAAATTGGCTGATATTAGAGCTCAATTAGGTGTTGAAAAAGAAGTAGTTGGAGAGCCAATGGATGAGGCTGCATTAAATAAATTCTTAGATGAAGAATCAAAACTTACCCCTGAAGAAGAACAAGACCTATTAGATAACGTAGAAAATTTACTTTATGAATACGAAACAACAGAAGCAGGACCTGAAGGAAAGGTTCAACCAATTGAAGCCGGAGCAAAAGAAGGAGTTCCTTCAGAGGCTAAACCGACTGAACCTACTAAAAGCGAAAGACAGGCAGAATATGAAAAAATAAAATCTAATAAAAAGAAAAAGGATTTTGTAAGAAATAATCTACCTGAAGAATTTAAGCCATTGGCAGATGAATTAACAGAAGCCCAAATGTCTGAAATAGTAGATAGTAATTTTGATTCAAAAACAATTAAAAATATACAAGATGCCATACAAAAGCAAAGCGCAGCAGAAGTACTTCAACCTAAACAGGAAGAAGTTGGAGGCACAGGGGGTGGACGTGAACGAGTGGAACAAGGAAAGCAAGGGTATGAGTCTACCGGAGAAGGCAAAGCAAAAGTCGCAGAAGAAGCACAACCCAAGGGTTCTGAGAAAGTAGAGGTAGAAAAAATTAAAACTAATGATAAATCAATCTTAAACAGAATAAATAGTAGTGAAAATATACCAGATTCTGTAAAAGAGAAATTTAAAGACAATTTAAGATACGAAGTAAAAAGTAAGGAAGAAGCTAAAATTATTGCTAAAAACATAATTAAAGAATATGGCACAAATGATGCTGTTACACTAGCCGAAGCCAATAAGTTTCACGGAGATGTAAATTCTTTTATATTTAGTGAAGCTATAAATGATACTTATGTTAAGGAAACCGAAGCTAAAACACCAGAGGAAAAATTAAAGTATGCTGAACAATGGGCTGATTACGCAATTAGATTTGACGAGTCAGCTAGGTCTAAGGGTAGGTTCATATCTGCGATTTCAGATTTCTACAAAAAATCACCTTTAGGTATAAAATTTGTAGAAAACGAAAGAAGAAGCGAAGATTTTAAGAAATGGTATAAGGCCAAAGAGGGTTCGTATAAAGAGGTGTTTGATGAATTGGTTCAAGACCCTAAGTTTAAATCTTTGATTGGTGAAGAAGTTCAAAAAGGACTAAAAGAAGAAAGAGCAGCTCAAAGACAAGCAAACAGAAAGAAAATTGAAGATTTCTTTGAAAATGCTAAATTAAAAGGAAATAATTTATATGCAGTACCTATTCCTCCTAAAGTTATTAATGGAGCATTAGAAATAATGAAACAATCTGTATTAGCAGGGGAAAGTGTAGTTTATTCTGTAAATAAAGCTATTGAGCACATATCTAAAGAAGTAAAAGACTGGGATAAGGAAAAGTTCAGAAAAGAGTATGAAACAAAATTATCTTCAATTGAAGGTAAATCTGGTAAAACAGAAAAAGAAGAACTTCCTGAAGATGCTAAAAATAGAATACTTGATAAATTTAGGAAAAAATTAAAGGGTCTTAATGAAAGTCAAAAAGAGCAAGTAATTAGAAGGTCATTTAAACAACTTGTTGAAAATGGAGCCTTAGAATATAATGACTTCAAAAAAATTATTTCTGAAACAATTGGATATGGTGAAATTACTCCAGAAGAAGCTGCAAAAATAACTAAGCTTGTTAATGATATTAATTCAGTTGATGAATTAGCATCATCAATAAGAGATGAGGGGAATAGAAGTGAGGCAAATCTATTAAAATACCAAAAGGCGAAAAAAGAAGCTGAAAAGTCGGCTACTGAATTAAATAAGATGGTATATAATAAGACTAATATATCTAATAGATTATTGTCTATTATGCAATTAAATACATTAGGTATACCTTCTTTGGTAAATAACCCTATTTTCAATATATGGAATCAGGCAACCGTAAGGTTCCCAAATGCTGTTTCTATGACAGTATTAGACCAAATTTTATATGGAGGAAGTAAAGTTTCTAATAAACTATTTGGAACAGGTATTTTATTACCAGAAAACAATGTGCTTACTTCACAAAAAGAATTTTTTAAAAAAGGATTACAAGGAGGTAAACTTTCAGCAGAACAATTATTTACAGGATTAACCAATAGGGATTATTTCCAAAAAGAAATATATAGCTCTCAGATTCATCCATTTACATCTATTAAGGATTTATGGGATTGGAAATTTAAAGGTAAGAATTTAACTCCGGCTCAGGTTGCCGACAAATCAATACAGGCAACAGTAGGTTTACCTGCTGAGATAGTAGCTAGGGCTTTGAATATTGGTGATAAACCTCAAAGATTTGCAGCAGAAGGTGCTCAGGCATCAGTATTTGCTAAAAACCTTGGATTAAAAGATATTGATTATGAATATTTCTTAGAATTTCCAAAAGAAGAAGCTTATCGAGCTTTTAAAAGACAAGGTTTTTCTGATGATGTTGCAATGAAAAAAGCAGAAGAAATACAAGAAAGAATTATTAAACAAGGAGAAGAATCTACATTCCAGCAAGATAATTTATTAAATGATGCGGTAAATTCAGCATTTAAAGTATTCGGAACACCCGGTGAGATTTTTAAGAAGTTTAATATGCCTTATCTTAAAATACCTTTAAATGCATTTTGGTCTGTTTATAATTTAGTTAATCCAGAAGTCGCCTTTTTACAGTCTGCGGTATATGGAACAAAAGCCATAAAATCAGGTTCATCATTAGATATTCAGCAATCAAAAAAATGGTTTGCTCACGGAGTTACAGGTATTGCATTAACCGGTGTTGCCGGAGCATTGGCTTCAAACGGAATAGTAAATTCTAATAACGCAGATGATACAACTAAAAAAGAGAGAATAGGAGAAAAAACCTATGAACAACAAAATAGTATTAATGTAACTAAATTAAATGCATATTTAAGAGGAGAAAATCCTGATGATGTTAAAAATAGTTTAAATGTTGATTTAAAATGGTTTGGTAATGTTGGTAATATACTTAATGTAGAGTCAAGAAAGCTAGAAGAAATGACACCAGAGCAAAGAAAAAATGGTATGTCATATATGGAAGATATGTTCTCTAGTATGAAAATATCTAGTATTGAGTTAATAGAAAATGGAGTATTTTCAAATACATCTGGTTTGTTAACAGCAATAGATAGGGGCGGAAATTTTGCTGATGCCTATGTATTGAATTTAATAAATATGGGAACAAATATTGTTCAACCTGCAATGTTTGCTCAAATGTCAAGGGCTGAATTGCCGTACTATTCTCAGCAAAAAGCTGATACTTTTATGGAGCAATTAAAAAACAATTTACTTACTAGGTCATCAACATTAAGAGCTTTATCTGGAAAATACCCTCCTTCTCAAATAGGAGTATGGGGAGATAAGTTAGATAGAAAAGATAATATAGCAATGAAGTTGTTTGGAATAAGTTCTAATAACAATGATAATTTTGCGCAACCCATATATAATGATTATAAAAAAACAGATAATACTGCATTTTTACCTCCATCAGTAAAACCAGAAGTTAACGGTTTTAAATTAAATACATCTGAGGCTAATAAATTAGAGATATTAGTTGGTCAAGCTAGAAAGAATTTGGTTGCCCCATTTGTAAATGATGGAGCTAAACTTAGTGGTTTTAAAGATAGGTATAGTAAATTATCTGAAGAAGATAAGGTAAAAGCATTGGGTATTATATATAAAATGGGATACCAAGTTGGAGAAAAGCAATTTACTGACTTATACCCGCAATTTTATAAATCAGATAAAAAAACACCTGAACAAAAGAAAGAGTCTAAGGAGAGTTCAATTTTTAGAAAATCATTAAAAAAGTTTATTAGATGACGTTAGAAGATTTCAGAGAATTGACAGCAGGCCTTAATGGTGACACAGAAATGTATATATTTGCAAATGACACACTATTCCCTATATGTATAGAAGATAGTGGTATTTTGGATTTAACTAATGATAATCATGAAATTACGGTAATATCCCTAACGGCTTGTGACCATAATGAAGGAGGCAAGTATAAGGTAGGGTTGCCGGATATAATACTAAATTAACACATGGAAACACTTGAAGAACTAAAACAAAAACTACTACTTTACGAACAAAATGGAGCGGCTAAGTTATTTTACGCTTTGAATCGTAAAGCTAACGAGATGGCGGATTTGTTGAATAAGACAAACTTATCCCATTTACAATTAGAAGATAAGAACGATAAGACGTTTGAAAGATTGAAGATTTTATGGAATGATAGCGCAAGCATATCAACTGCTATTAGGGATTTGGGTATATCTGCCGGTGTTACAGGTGATGAGCAAAAAGACATTGCTAAGAAACCATTTGTAGAAACCATTGCTGAAAGCAGAAAATAACCTATGCTAGAAACCATAAAAATATACGGCACGGAAATTCAACTTCCGGAAAGGCCTGATGCATCTGATATAGAAAATTGGGGTACAGACGACCCTAATGAGCAATATTGGAGAAGAAAAGAAATACCTGCATTTTTATCTCTTGTAGAATATGATAGTGAGGGTAATGCCCTGTTAAACGCAGAGCAAGCCGCTTACGCTAATAGAGAAGTTTTAAGATGCAAGAAAGGATTTTGGTTTTACAATAACGGTGTTCCAACTTACATAACAGGTAAAAATTACTTTTATTTAAGCTTTTGGAAATTAGAGGATGATATATACCCTGATTATAGGGATACAGATAGAAGGTACTTTTTATTTTTGGACCACTGGGAAAGAACCCCTTGGTGCTTAGGCATCATAAGAGGTAAGAAAAGACGTGAGGGTGCTACTTCGGTGGCTACTTCTAACTTAGTTTATGAATGTATATTTTACAAAAATAGCTTCTGCGGTTTAACGAGTAAAACTCAAATAGATGCTAAGGCTGCATTTACGAACATGGTTTCTTTTGGTTATAGACAGTTGCCAGTATTTTTAAAACCTAAGCAATTAAATAATAAAGATAGCGTTAGTGAATTAGTATTTGCTCATAAATCAGTAGAAGTAAGGGGAGCTAAGGGAAGTATAGTAGATACAGATACAGGGCATAGGTCTAGGATTGATTATAGGGCCCCTTCTTTGAACTCTTATGATTCAGGACGACTAAGTAGAGGGTTATTTGATGAGGGCGGAAAATGGGCCAAAGAAAACCCTTTTTCTACATTTATATCAATCGTAAGTAAGACTCTTGTAAAGGGTGCTAAAAGGGTTGGATTTATAGAGTGTCCATCTACATCAAACTCAATGACAAGTGGTGGTGAGGAATTTAAGAATGTATGGGATGGAGCAGACCACTTCAAGTATCCAAAGACACCTAACCGATTGGTTAAATACTTTGCTCCGGCTTATGATGGATACTTAGGTTTTATTGACAAGTTTGGAATGAGTGTTATTAATGAGCCTACGGAAGAACAATATAAATTTCTAGTTGAATATTATGTTGGAGCAGGTGACTTGGATGAAAGTGATATAAGATTGGGAGCCAAGAAGTATTTAGAACAAAAGAGAAAGCAATTAGAAGGCGTACAATTAGAAGAAGAAATAAGGATGAATCCTTTTGATGAAAGGGAAATGTTTATGCTCCGGAACAATAATTGTCACTTCGATGCCGTTGTATTGAATGACCTGTATGAACTAGCAAAGGTGAACGAAAGTTCGGCTGTTGAATATGGCAATTATGTTTGGGAGAGTGGAATACCTTTTACAAAAGCTGTTTGGCATAAATGTGATAAAGAGAGCGCAAGGTGGCATAGAGCTAAGGATTTTAAAACACCAGAAGAAACATACGAAAAAAGAGGCAGCTTGTTTATACCCAAGAACTATGTTCAGTTTGTAAGTGCAGTTGACCCCTTTCAAAACTCAGTAGTTGAATCAGGAGAGGGTTCTAAGGCTAGTAGCTTTGTAATGAATAGATATGACAAAGGAGATAATGACCCGATATTTGACAGGATGCTAGTTTCAAAGTACCACGCTAGGCCTAAAATGGTAGAGCTTTTTCACATGGATATGGCTTTGCAATGCTTTGCATACGGAGGTCAATTACTTGTGGAGGCTAAGATGGACGGTGGTTTAAGGAAGTTCTTTATAGATAATTACTTAGAAATGTTTCTGATGAAGTTGCCAAATAAAGATACTTATGGTGTTGACCCTAATTCTGATAACAAGGCTCTAATGGTTAATTTATGGGAGCAGTATATACTTACGAGCGGTAAAGACGGTAAAATAATATACCCTAATTTGATAGATGATAAATATGATGGATTATTAAAGTTCAATGTTAATGATACGGAAGTATCGGATTTGGTAATGGGAGGCGGATGGACTTTATTTGCAGATTATTATAAAAAGGTAAATTTGAAAAAAGTAGAAAATAAAACTAAACTTTCTGATTTTTTCGCCATGAAACCAACACGCTAATGTGGACAAATTTTTTTGATAAAATACTTGTTATAAATCTACCAAGTAGAACAGATAGGTTATTGCAAATAGCTGAAGAACTTTATAAATGGGGTATACCATACGAATTGGTTAATGCAACCCCTCACGAAAATGGAGCAGAAGGTTTAAGAATTACCGTAGAAAAGATATTCAGAGATGCAGTAGCAGCTAATTTAAAATCTGTTTTAATATTTGAAGATGATGCAATGTTTGTAGATAGTTGCGGTAACCCTAATGATACTATGGAGCAGGTGGTAAAACAATTGCCTCCTACTTGGCAAATACTATATTTAGGAGCGCAATGCACAAACGGTTTCAAGGCAAAGCCATCAAATAATTTACTTTTATTAGATATGGCATTTGCAACTCATGCATGGGCTGTATCGCTTGATGGAATGAAGGAAATACTATCAGCAGGATTAGAAGCCCCGATAGATAATTCTGTTGTGAAAACAGTACAGCCGAAAGGGCATACTTATATAACATATCCATTACTTTGTACTCAAAGACCGGGATATAGCGACATAGGAAGAACCGAAATAAATTGGCAGCCATTTATAGAACAGCGATATTATCAAAAATTTTCTGAATCAAACCTTTAAAAATGCAACAGATAAGTATTTGTATCCCAACTTGGAATAGGGTAGAAATGACCCTAAATAGCTTTAAAAAAGTTTATAATGATGCTAGAATAGACACTATTGTAATAGTAGATGACGCTAGTGATATTGATGTTTATACTAGATTAAAGGAAGAATGTGATAAGTTAAGTAAGGTTAAGCTTTATAGAAACGTCACAAATCAGGACTGTTATGCAAATAAATTCGTAGCCGTTAGTTATTCACCAACTGATTATTGTATACTTTTAGATAGCGATAATCAGATAGATGAAACATACATAGATAAGATATATTCTCAAAATTGGGATAAGAAAACCATATTAGCTCCTGATTTTGCAAAACCATTATTTGATTACACAGAATTTAGTGGGTTAACAATATCTAAGGAAAATGTAGCAAAATATATGGATAGACCATTCTTTGCCACCTGTTTGAATTGCATGAATTATTTTGTTTCTGCAATGGATTATGTAAAGGTTTGGGATGCAAATACGGACCCACATAGTTCAGATAGTATATATCAAAACATGAATTGGTTTAAGTGGGGCAATAAAATGCACATAGTGCCGGGTATGCAATATGAACACTTGGTTCACGATGAGTCACACTACAAGCTAAATTGTAACATAGACCCAGAATTTTATCAAAAAGTTGAAGAAGAACTTAGAAATATGAAATAAATTATTTATTTTAGTATCGCTTAATTCATAAATAAATGGTTAGTTGTTAAATAAGACATACCCCCGAAAACAAGACGTTCAAGCCCCCCTGCGTGAATTAAGCCGTCTTGTCGTAGGGGGCTTTTAATTATGGTAACATTTACAAACGCTGGAAGAATGGGCAACTGGTGCTTTGAAGCAGCCACCGCAATAGCTTATGCATTAAAGCATGACCTAGATTTTACTGTTCCATCTCATAGCGACCACCCTAAATGGAATCCCATATATTGCTTACACTTGGTTAACCCAAATTATAATCCTAACTTAGAGAAGATTAATTTATGGGAAGGTAAGCATAATTACGAAGAACTGCCTTTTAACGAAGAATGGAGAGATAAGAATATTTCAATAGAAGGATATAGGCAAACGGCTAAATACTTTGACGATTACAGAAACGAGATACTTTATTTGTTTAATTTCCCATACACTAAAAAAGAAGGATATGTTGCTTGCCATGTCCGTAGAGGAGATTATGTTCAATTAAGGGATAAGCACCCTGAAGTAAAAGTAGAATGGTATGAAAAAGCTATGGCTGAATTTCCGGGATACAAGTTTAAATTCTTTTCTGATGACATTCAGTGGTGTATGGAGAACTTTAAGCACAGAAATGATTGCGAATTTTCTGGTAACACTGATGAGGTATCAGACCTATTAGAAATGAGTTGGTGTGAGCATCAGATATGTAGCCCTAGTACATTTAGTTGGTGGGGTGGATGGCTCAATAGAAACGAAAACAAGAAAGTTATATTTCCTACATTTTGGTTTAGCCCCGGTTGGGATGGCCTAGATACTAGCGATATTGTTCCACCTTATTTTATAAAGATGTAATTATGAGTGATTTTTTAATGTTTGATTTTCCGCACTTCTATCAAAGAATAGCAAAAGAGCTACCAAACGATTGCAAGGTTTGCGAAGTTGGTGTTGCAGACGGTGACAGTGCTTTGTATTTAGCTCAAGAGTTAAATAGACTTGGAAAGAAGTTTAAGTTATATATGGTTGATAACATGGATTATGGAAAGTATCTTCAAATGAAAACCATTTACCAAAACATAATTAAAAGCGGATTAGGTGAATTTATAGAAGTAGTTCCATTTGGTAGCTTAGAAGCATCTGAGATGTTTAATGACGGATACTTGGATTTTTGTTATATAGATTCATCACATACATACGAAGAAACTAAAAAAGAAATTAGAGCTTGGTATCCAAAAGTTAAAGATGAATGTATACTAGCAGGGCATGATTATAATGCAGATGAAGTACGTAGAGCTGTTGAAGAAGTTGTGCCTAAAGTATTTGTGAGAGATGATATTAGTGATAGGAGCTTTAATCCTGAAAATGTATTACAATCAGAAGATACTTTAAATAATTTTGGAGTATGGTTTTTTAGAAAACAATGGTATTTAAAACTAAATAAATAAACATGGCTAGAGTTTATAAAGATTTTACTAATCAAAGATTTGGATTTATAGAAGTTATTGGTAAAAATGGAGTAGCAGGTCATAATACTATTTGGAAATGTTTTTGCCATAATTGCAATAGTTACAAGGATTTGATATCTCCTTTGTTAAATTCAAGAAGAAAATCTTGTGGATGCTATAAGTTAACAAGGGGAAGTAAATCTCCTTATTGGAAAGGCGTAGGAGATATACCTAAAGTTTATCTTAATCAATTAAAAAATAATGCTTCAAAAAGAAATCTTGAATATAATATTTCTAAAGAATATTTGTGGGATTTATTTGAAAAACAAGAAAAAAAATGCGCTTTAAGCGGAATTGATTTAATTTTTGGAAGATTTGGTAGAGATAATATAACCGCATCTTTAGATAGGATAAATAGTTCTATTGGATACGTAGAAGGAAATGTTCAATGGGTTCATAAACATGTAAATTATATGAAATTAAATCATACTCAAGAATATTTTTTAGAATTATGTAATAAAATAATAGAATATAATAAAAATAAACAAATATGAAAACAGCATGTGTACTGGGTGGTCATGGAATGATTGGCGTCCAGTTGGTAAATAGACTTAAACAAGAAGGATTTGGGTTCGCTCGGTGGATATTAAATATCCAGAATATTCAATACCTGAAGCAGATAGTGTATTAATAGCCGATTTAAGAAATATAAATGAGGTTAGTAAGGCTTTGTTTAGCCCTGCCCAATCCAAGGTATTTGATAAAGAAAATAGTTTTGATGAAGTGTATATGCTAGCCGCTCAAATGGGTGGTGCATTATACGTTTTTACTGGAGAAAATGATGCAGATATTATACATGATTCAGCATTAATGAATCTAAATGTTGCTAAAAAATCATCTGAATTAGGTGTTAAAAAATTATTTTTTAGTTCAAGCGCATGCGCTTATTCTGAAAGACTTCAAGAAAATTTAAATAGCGCAGCTTTAAAAGAAACAACAGCTTGGGATGGTAAACCTGATAGTGTATATGGTATTGAGAAATTAATATCTGAGCAATTGTATGATGCCTATAGAAGGAATTATGGATTAGATATAAGAATTGCTAGGTTTCATAATATTTTTTCAACAGAATGCACTTATAAAGGTGGTAGAGAAAAAGCACCGGCTGCAATTTGCAGAAAAGTCGCAGAGGCAAAAAATGGAGGATATATTGAGATATTTGGAGATGGGTTGCAGCAAAGAAGTTTTTTATGGATTGAGGAATGTTTAGATGGGGTTAGAAAATTAATGGATTCTGAATATGTGTATCCAATTAATATTGGCTCAAATGAAATGATTGCTATTAATGATTTAGCTAAAATGGTTATTGATATTTCTGGTAAAAAATTAAGTATAAAAAATGTAGAATCAAATGCTGTTGGTGTTCGTGGTAGAAATTCTGATAATACATTGATAGAAGAAAAATTAGGATGGAAGCCATCAAGACCACTTCGTGAAGGAATGGAAAAATTATATAACTGGATTAATCAAAAAGTATAATATGCTAATACCATTAAAGCCCATACTTGAAAAATATAATATTGAACTAAACGGAGTAGCCCATGTAGGCGCTCATTGGGCCGAAGAACATGATGACTATATTGATTGTGGGCTAAGAGGTTTTTTGTACGTAGAGCCAATTAAAGAAGCATTTGAAGTTTTAGTTCAAAGATTTGCCGGTGACTCTAATGTAAAATTAGAAAATGTTGCAATTGGTAGTAAATCAGATGTAGGAGTAATGTGCGTAGATACAACTAATCAAGGGCAAAGTAATAGCTTGTTAGAACCATTTGTGCACTTAGAACAGCACTCCGAAGTTATTTTTAATGGTGACCCACAGATTGTTAAGATAGTAACATTAGATAGCATAGATTTCCCTTCTTGGTATAATCTATTTATGGTTGATACTCAGGGTTATGAATTAGAAGTTTTAAAGGGGTCAGTGAAAGTATTGCCTCAATTTGATTTATTATACTTAGAAGTTAATAGACAGGAAACGTACAAGGGTTGCCCTATGGTAGAAGAACTAGATGAGTTTCTTTTGCCTTTTGGGTTTCACAGAGTAGAAACAAAATGGGCCTCACATTATCACTCTTGGGGTGATGCAATTTGGATAAAAAAATAATCATGATAAATGTACCTTCAGAATTTACACCAACAATAAATACGATTTATCCTTTTGAGAATCTTTTTATTTTTGAAGATTGGGTAACAAGACAATATATACCTCAAACCGAAAGAGAGTATTTACCAATACAATGGACCGCATACCATGTTAATAACAATTATGGTAATGATAAGCAAGCTATTGATAAGCTTCAAAAATATGTGGATAACCTACCGAGAGATAAAAAGTATTGGACAATTTGCCAATATGATGACGGTATTATTATTGACCTGAAAGACTTAGATGTACTTCAATTCAGTATGAGTAAGAAGGTAGGCGTTGAAATACCACTTCTTTGTATGCCTCACTCTTTTGAATGGGATGGACGTAAGCGCAGATTCGCTTCGTTTATTGGTACGCATACGCACCCGGTAAGAGAGCACGTATTTAATATATTTAATCCAGACTATTATATATCAGATAGAGGTCATGATATAAACCAATTTTGTGATATTATATCAGAATCATTGTTTGGATTGTGCCCTAGAGGTTATGGACTAAATAGCTTCAGGATAGCAGAATGTATGCAGTATTTAACCATACCGGTATATATATCTGATGAATTTTTAAACCCTTTTGATTTGGATTTCAGGGATTTTGGTATTATAATAGAAGAAAGGGACGCTGATAGAATAGAACAAATTCTAGGAAGTATATCTTACTTAGAAATAATAGACAAACAGGAAAGAATAGGGGAAATATACAAAGAATATTATACTTACGAAGGAGCGCTTAATAACATAATTAAGATTTTAGAGAAGTGAAAATAGCAGTTATCCACAATTTTGACTCTCATGATAGGTTTGACAGGCTTATGCAAGAGTTTATTGGACAAGGGATAAGGGATTATCAAATATTCCCAGCCATCCATGACCAATATTCTGTTATGAAGGGTATCAATCTAGCTCATAAACAATGCGTTAAGTTTGCAAAAGATAATGGACTTAAAGAAATATGCATAATGGAGGACGATGTAAGGTTTACAAATCCTAATAGTTTTAAATATTTCTTAGAAAATAAGCCAAAAGATTTTGATATTTATTTAAGTGGGATATACTTAGGGGAAATTTTAGAGGATAATTCTGTTAAATCATTTACCGGATTCCATTGTTATATAGTTAATGAAAGGTTTTATGATGAATATTTAAGTGTTCCAGATGATGAGCATATAGATAGGGCATTGTCAAATCTAGGAAAATACTATGTTTGTAGCCCATTTATAGCCATCCAATATAATGGATTTTCCTATAACACAAAGATGGATATGAATTATGATGATTTACTTAAAGAGCGTGAATTATATTAAATTAATTTTTAAATAAATTATTTTGTATTTTTAACATAGTTTTAAGTATTTTTGGTTAATCTTAAATTTAGCATAATAATGCAGCAGCAAACAAATACATACCCTAATCAACAAGTAGACCCAAAAAGTAAAGGATACGATTGGATTTTATCTTATGTTAAGGCAGCTTGGGGTGATTCTCGAGGTTATGTACCTAACAATATGCTCAATTTCGGTCAATCAAAAATGAACGAGATTAGAGAATATGCATTAGGTAGACAAAGTACAACTAAATATAAAAAAATGTTGCTCGCAGATGAGCAAACAGATAAAAGCTGGTTGAATATCGATTGGACTCCGCCATCTTTCTTAACTAAATTTAGAGAGATTGCTATTTCAAAATTAGTGCAAAGGAGATATGATATTCAAGCGTTTGCTGTAGACCCATTAGCTAAAAGTGAAGAAGATGCTTACTTCAATGAAATGAAGGTTAAGATTATGATGCGTGAAGCATTGAAGAAAGCCGGAGGGGAAGAACTTGCAGATAGCCCTGTATTAGCACCAGCTCCCGGAGAGCCACAAGATATGGAGCAATTAGAAATGGAGCAACAGTTCGGATATAAGCACGTAATGTCTATGGAGGCAGAGCAAGCTGTATCATTAGCTTTTTATCAAAATAAATTTGATGACAAAAGAAAAAGAACTATAGAAAATTTATTTGATTTTGGAATGGGTGGTTATACTCAATGGATTGATGAAAACGGTCACGTAAAGCTAAGAGAGATTAATCCTGAAAACATGGTTTTATCTTATTGTGCAAAAAGTGATTTTTCTGATTTAGTGCATTGGGGTGAAGTGAGAGAGATGTATATTGGAGATTTAGCTCCGTATTTTACAGCAGACCAAATGAATCAAATGGTTACTTCTGTCGCAGGAAGATTTGGTAACCCATCAAACTTTATGTACGGAACTGACTATTCTAAATATTGGAATAGATTTAAAATATTAGTTTTAGATTTTGAATTTTTATCATGGAACGATTACACTTACAAAGAAGAAGTAGATAGTCGTGGTAATACAAGATTTGGTAAAACTAAATATCAGGCTGCATCAAGAATGGCTGTTAATCAATTAGGTTCATTAGAAGATGAATTTAATAAGCCAATGAGTCAAACTGAAAGTAAAGGTCAAGCAGAACCTGTTTTTATGCCTGTAACCAAAAAGGTTGTTTACAAGTGTAAATGGGTTGTAATGACAGACTTTATGTATGACTGGGGTATGTCTGAAAACCAAATTAGAAAACCATCATCTTGGTGGGATACTCAATTGAATATTCAGTTATATGCTTGGAACTTCTATAAGATGCGTTTCGCTGGTGTTACAGAAAGACTTATCCCATTAGAAGATAAAGCTTGTTTAGCTTGGTTTAGATTACAGAATATGGCTAATAAGCTTATTCCGTATTTAATCAATATTGACCTAAATGCGCTTGAAGGTGTAGACTTTGGTGGTGGTGGAGAAAAAATGAATCCTACTAAGGTAATGGACTTCATTTTCTCAAACTTTGTTGTTCCTTATCGTTCAACAGACTTGTTAAGCCAAAATCCTAACTACAAGCCAGTAAGTATTGAAGCTTCGGGTCAGTTAGCTGTATTCGGACAATTGTATGATGACTTGATGCGCACTATTGATTTAATGCGTCAAGTATCTGGATTGAATGAATTAACAGATAGTTCTACTCCAAATGCAAGAACATTAGTTCCGGTTGCAAATGCAGCAATAGAAAGCACAAACAATGCACTTTATTTATTGAGCTTTGCAGATAAGCAATTGATTCAAGGTTTAGCAGATGCGGTTGTTGCAAAAGTTCAAATAGCTGTTAAGCTAGGTAAGGTTCAAGGTGTAGCTAAAGCTTTAGGAGAGGAAACAGTTAAGTTTTTACAAATTAATCCTAATCTATCTATTCACGAGTTTGGTATTTTCATTGAAGATGCGCCTCAGGATTATGAAAGACAACAATTAATTCAGGAACTAAATATTCGTGACTCTCAAGGTTTAATTGAGCCCGAAGATAAGATTTTAGTAATGAGCTGCCGTAATTTGAAAATGGCTTCTATGATTTTGGCTTACAGAATTAAGAAGCGCAGAGAACAAATGCAGCAGTATGAATTACAAAAGATTCAACAGCAAACGCAAGGTAATGCTCAGGCAGCCCAAGTTGCAGAACAAGAGAGAAGAATCACTTTGCAAACTCAATTAGATGTAGATATTGCTAAGATAAATGCTGAAAAGCAATGGGAATATATTATCCAAATGGGTAAGAAAGAAAGCGATATTCAGGAAGCTAAGATTCAAAGTGATGCAAAAGTTATTGCTCAAAGAATTTCAGCAGAAGCTAAAATAACAGTTAACAACAATAAAAAATAAAAATAAGATGGAAGTTAAATCATTACTTAACGGTAAAATGAGAAAGGGTCTACAGGATGCTTTGTACGTAGAACTATATCAATCTAACTTATGGAAAAGCCTAGCTAATCAATTACAAAGATTAGGTTTGTTTGGCACTCAATCATACTTTTTAGCAGAAAGCGCTGAGGAGCTAACCCACTATCAAATGATTGTTGAGTTTATGAACGACATGGGTGACTGTGCAGACGTTCCTAAGATTGACGCAATTACCGATAAAATAAATACACTTGGAGATTCATTGGAAATTGGTTATGAAACTGAATTAGAGGTTTACAATCAATATAAAAAATTCTATGAAATGGCAGAGCAAGAAGATTGTGTAGTTGCTCAATTTTTATTGCAGTTTATAGAGATTCAGAGGAAGGCCGTTGGTGAATATGGTGATTTATTAGCTAAATACAAAATCGCTGAAGAAAACAAAGAGATTTTGTTCTTTGATAAAGGAATGAGAAAAAATTAAATAAATTTATTTTTTTAACTAAATTTTATTATTTTCGTAACGAAAAACACAATTATGTCAGAACTAGAACAAGAACAACCACAAGAACAAAAACCAGTTTATAGAATGAGTACCGGTATTCCTATGCCTCAAGATGAGTTTGTAGAGCCTGCCGTACCAGTTCAAACTGAAAGTGCAGAACCAGTAGTTAATGAAGAACCTTCTTCTACAGTTGTAACGGAGCCGGAAGCTCAGGTTGAAGAAAATGTAACAGCCTTTTCTATGCCTAGTTTCGGTGAAGAATCTGTTGAAGATAGTAATGAAGAAGCTCAATCATCTGCAACAGTTCAGGTAACTGATTGGAAGGAGCAATTAAAAAAGTCAGACCCAAAAGAAATTTTAAAAGAATTAGGGTATGATGAATTTGTTGCCGATTTCGCAGAATTTAGAAAAAATGGTGGTGATGCATATAAATTCCTTGAAGCAAAGGCTTTTGACTGGAACAATGTATCTCATACCGATTTGGTATTTGACGAATTAAAATTACAATATCCTAATCTTAGTGATGATAAGATTGAGAAATTGTATCAATCAAGATATAAGCAAACTGATTTTGCGTCTGATGAAGATAGAGAAGTTGGATTAATTCAACTAGAAGCAGATGCAGAATTAGTTAGACAAAAGAGAATACAAGAACAGCAACAGTTTCGTATACCAGAAGTCAGTAGGCCACAAGAGGTGGACAACCAACTTCAATATGCAGAACAAGAGCGACTTCTTGCAGAACAACAACAACAAGTTCTCCAATTTTTCAGGGAACATGATGCTACGAAATCCTTATTAGAAAGCAAAAGAGTTGCGATTGATTTAGGAGATAATGGCAAATTCAATTTTAATATTGATAAACCTGAAAATTTAATGGCAGTAGCGTTGGATGGAGAAAAGTGGCAAAGAGCAATTTCTGTAAATCCGCAAGAGGCGGACCCAGCAAAGCTTATTCCAGATGTGGCTAAATTGCAAAAAATTGCATTAGTCGCTCTTAATCCAAACTATGAAAAGGACCTTGTGAATTATGGAAAGTCATTGGGATTGAAAGCTATCATTGAAGAAGGACAAAACGCACGCAGACCTGTTGGTAGTGCACCTGCCCAACCCAATGAATCATTAGGCGAAGCTTTCGGCTCAAGAGCTAAAGTGAGCACATTAGGCAGGTAAAAATTAAAAACTTTTACTTAAAAAAAATTAAAAAGATTAAAAATGGCAAACAATTTAGGTAATATTACCAAAGCCTACGTCAGCGCAATTGACCCTGTGCTAGACACGAGAGAGATTAACAAGCTCGTTACTGATATTCAGAACGATGATGCTTTAACAGACATTTTGTGGTTAGGTGACAGAAAGAAGCCTATCACTACTGGTCAACCTATTTATTACACTTTTGTAAACGAAGCTTTATTCAAACTTCTTGATACAACTGGTGGTACTGTAAATGGTTCTGGTACAACTTCTATCAACTTTACTTGTACTACTGCGACTTCTGGTCAAGCACGTAAGGATGATTTAGTTCTAGTTCCAACT